TTATAATGATACTTAGCTTTATAAAGCTATCATATATATTCTTAACTATACAAGCTATATTACTATATCTTTACTTACACTTACTTACATCATCATTATCACATCATCATCATTTTTTTGAAAAAGTATGTTAAACTATGATTGATGGTGATGCTAGCCTGTAGTCATCATCATCATCATCATCATCATCATAATCATCATCATAATCATCATCATCATCAGCATCATCATCATCATCATCATCATCAGCATCATCATCATCAGCATCATCATAGGAGCTGGTTTAGACTTCTTTTTTGTAATAGGTTCTTTTGCAGTAGATTCTAGATTTTCTACCTCGATTTTCTTTGTAACTTTCTTTTTTACAACCTTTTTAGCAACTTGGTTATCATCATCATCATTATCGTCATCATCAACATCAATATCATCATTATTTTTTAGAGATATTTTTTTAGATTTAGCTACAGTTTCAGATTTAGCTGCAGCTTCAACTTTAGTTGATTTTTTAGTGCAAGATTTAATTATAGGTTCATTATCAGTATCTGAATCTTCATCAAGCTTAATATTAGAGAGGCATTTAATCTGATTTTTGACAACATCACTTTCGTCTTTTAATGATTTTAGTAGTTCGACAGTCTCTGCAATTTTTAGAAGAACTGTATTGTATCTTTGGACTAATTCTGTGGAATTTACGTTATTTTGAGAGTTGGACATTATTAATGAATGAATATTATACTTAATATAGTATGTATTTACCTTAATAAATTAAAAAATCAATTTTTTATAATTAAGCTTAAGCCATAATATTATAATATATTATAATATCATTAAAAAATATTTGACTTCTATAATTACCCTTTTTGATTGATGGATTATGCCATATATTAATATCAATATCAGTATCTATTAATAATTCATTATCAAGAATAATATAACGTTTTAAGCTGTACTGTTTTTTTCCAATAATTAATACCTGAACATAAAAATCATCCATTTTTAGATATTCATTGTTGATTTCTTTTAATAAATCATACTTTAATTGTAAAAATATAATACATTTATATATATCTAAATTATCTTTTATTTCTATTTCTATTAGATCTGAATTAATCAAATCTGAATTAATCAAATCTGAATTAATCAAATCTGAATTAATCAACTTACTTATTAAACAAATATCATATGTATCAGTTGAAGTTTTTATTTTTAATTTATATTCAAATGTTTCTGGTATTAATTCATTTATTGTTATTATTGGTTCAAATATATTGCCATCTAATTTATAGATACTATCTGATAAATTAGATGTAGATATTTTTTTATAATATATTAATCCTAATTTTTTTTTGTATTCATAAGAATACATATTATATTCATCTATTGATAAAATATTATTATAATTAGATATATATCTTATTGGATAATATAATAAAAAAGGTTTCATTATTATATCAAATAAAAAATTTTGACAAACAAGTGATCCAATATTTATTATTTGATAATTAATAAGATTATCAAATATATCTAATGAATTAATATATTTTATTAAATTTTTATTAAAGTAAGACCATTTCATAATATATGAAAATGCATTATTTAAATTATATTTTAAAAAATATATTTTGTAATAATCTGAAATAGATTGGATTATAAAATAATTTTTTATCTCCTTGAATCTATTTAATATATTATCATCTGATATTATAAATGTAGATAATAAACTATTTGGGTCTAAATCTTTAAAAACTAACTTATCTACATACTGATTAGAAATTTGATTAAATAATGATGAATTTATAATATTTATATATTCTGTTATCAAAAATAAATCATAAAATAATTTTAATTTGGTTTCAGTAATATTATAATAATTTAAGATAGTATATATTCTTTTGATAATTATTTTGTTTTGTAAATTAGTTTGTATAAAAGTCATAAATTTATCAATATCGTAAATACAATCTAATATACAAAAACTATTTAATTCATTAAATAATTCTGATTTCAATTTATTCATATTAAATATATCTACAATGTCAATGCTAATGATAATATATTTTTGATTAATTAGAAGTAATTTATTTTGAATATATAATGAATAATATAGTGATGTTTTGTTAGAACTATCAAATATTATAATAATTGGCCAAATTAATGGAGTAAAATAAGCAATATTTGAAGAAATAAAAATACTATAAGTATTATTTATACTTAAATCTATTTTACTACTTGATAAATTATTATTTATTATTTTTGAATCTGACATTTATAATAATCAAATATAAATAATCTAATTTTTTATCCTATTTTGAAAATTAGATTTTTTCTAATTATTATTTATATATTAAAATTGTTAGAATTGTTAGAATTATTTAATTTAGATAAAAGATCAAAATGGTTTTTCATATTTGTTGTTATTATAATTATTTACTTATTATATCAAAATGCTAAAAATCATAGAGAAAATTTTACATTTGTTCCATGGAATATGGGAACTCGATTTTTTCCATCTTATGATCTAAGAGGTTATCCATATACTGGTCATTCATTATCACATCCTCTCATTTATCCATGGAATTATCCATATCCAGGATATCCATATTTATATTGGTCACCTTATTTTTATGAAGCAAATGGTAAATATAGATTTGATCCAAAATATTCAAAATTACTAAATAAATCACAATCTTAATCACAATCTTAATCACAATCTTAATCACAATCTTAATCACAATATTTATACATCATAATTAGAAGTATAGGAAATTGTTGGTGTTAATGGTTAACATTTATAGGTAGTTACATTTTTATTATATAGAATTATATTATATTATAAAATGAATATAGATATATATCGAAAATCGATTGCAGGTATTGTAGGTAAATTGCAAAATAATACATTGTGTATTCAAAATATTAATAATGAGAAATTTTGTTCAGATTTTGTTCAAAATCTATGTATTATTTTTCTTAATGATATAAATACTTCTAATAATTTTTCTAATAATTTTATAAGTGCATCTGATTTCTATTATAAATTAGTATCTAAATTTGCTTATAATGGCATTCAAGATAATTCACAACCACTGCCACAATTAAATAATGATATTTATAATATTTATGATATTTTAGATAAGATTTATGAATTAGTTGAAGCCACTTATGATATAAATAATACTAATTCATTGTATAATCGAATTTATAGAGCATTGGCTCAAGTATCAGCTCAAGAATCTGCTCAAGAATCAGCTCAAGAAGATGATCTAAACGTTAGTCAAATGTTAATGGAAGAAATTAGAGACTTACCTGTATCTAATTCTACTTCTATTCAAGCTATATCAATTATGTCTTCCAAAATTATTCGAAATAATTTAAAAATTATTACTTATATAAATATGATAGATATAATTCCAAATAAAGATAAAGAAGTAATTATACTTGACTTAAATAATTTTAATAAAATTATCGGATCAAATAAAGATAAATTCAGTTTAGAATTATTTGATCAATATAATTTTTATAATAGATTAGCATCGCTAGTTGAAATATATTCTGAACCTATTAAAATAGTACAAAAAACTGATATATTACTTGATAATGATCCATTAAAATATTATAAAGATAAATTACACGAATTATTAATAAATAATTATTATTCACATAATAATACAAAGGGACCAATAGCTAACGTATTAATTAATCCAATTAATACAAAACAAATATTAACAATTAATAATATAAGTAAACCATGTTTCGGTACTATTTATTTTGATAGAGATAAATTTAATTATAAAGATCCAAGTATTGAAAAAGATTTAACTAATCCATCTCGCCAATATAATATAGAAATATTTGAGAGATCATTGAATAATTTTCGTAACAATTTAATAAAGAAAGCATCTGAATCAAATAATACATTAGAAAATGGTTTTATGGCTACTTGTAGATTTGATTACGGGAATATCAGAAAATTTTGTACTTTTGCATTAGTAAATCCTAAATTTGATCTTTATGGGAAACCACAAAGCTCAATAATATTGTCAGAACCATTTGGTGTTATTTATATAGCATACGATCCATCTTATGTAAGTCCAATTTCAGAAAGATATTAACTCAAAAAAATTTAACTCAAAAAATTTAACTCAAAAAAATTTAACTCAAAAAATTTAACTCAAACATTTTATTATAGTTAATGTTTAAGTTTAATTCTAATAATATTTTAAATGATCAAAAAATATTAGCATCATATATTGGTAAATTAAATAGTACTAGTTTAGATCTTTCAAATATTGAAAATAAAGAACAATCAACTTCATTAATAAAATCAATGGGAAAAATAATAGAATCAGAAATTTATAATAAGCAAATTAATCAAATTAATCAAATTAATCAAATTAATCCAATATTATTTAATAATAATAGTACATTTTATGATTTTATTGTATCTTATTTATGTGTAGATGGAATACAAAATGATCAAGCTAATCAAAATTTAATTTTAATAACTGATATAATAAGCAAATATGACGAAATCTTAGAAAATATAACAAATTTAGATAATTCATATAAAAATTTACAAATAGACACTATTTTTAAGACAGAAATAATAAAAGAATTACCATTAGGGGAATATATTATAGATAATAATAATTTGGATACACTTACGGATAAATTAAAAAATACTCCAAATGATGAAATTAATAATTATATGAATATTATTATAAAAAATACTGAACAAATAATTGTTCAATTAAAAAAAATTATAACAAATAATGAAGAAATGCAAATACTAATAAATAAATATATAACTGATATAAATCTTTCATTGAAAACTTTTACTGAAAAAAAATATTCAACAATTATTGAAATATTTGAAATCTTGAACGATGTGATTTCAAATAAGTATTTACTTATGATTTCAGAAAAACTTGGATATAAAAATACTAATATAAAATTAATATATAGTATACCTAAAGAAAATAGTATATTATATGATCAAATTTATTTTTATTATTATTTAAAATCTAAATCAAATGAATCTAAATTAGAGGAATCTTATTTTATGGATAATTTACTACATTATATTTATTATTCAATAAATGATATTGTTTGGTCAAAAACATCATTATATGATGCTATAATAGAACAAATTCAATATCTTATACCAAATACAGATAAGTCATCCAATGATAATTTAAAAAATAATATCTTCAAAATCATACAATATTATCTTGCTCAACCTAGTGCTGAATTTATAGATATTATATTAAATTTTTTATTTTATCCAGTTGATGATAAAATGTTATTAAATATAAAAAACTTTTTAATGGAACAAAATAATTTATCAGTATTTAATGTTATGAAAAATTATATTTATACAAATCCTTATCCAACTGATAAAAATCCTGAATCTACAAACTCAGTTGATTTAATTCTATATAATTTATTTATAGAAGTTCTAATTAATAAATTACAATATATGTGTTATAATACACTTATAACATGGTTTGATACACTACTGCCATCAGATGCATTAGAATTAATTAATCATATCAAAAATGATTTAACTATTGATAAAATTGATCCAAATTTAAAATTAAAAAAAATGTTGATACCAGAACCATCAAATTACAATGATTTTAAAACAAAACCTATAACCACAAGAATAGTCCATGTTGGTCCAATCTGGAATAATAATGATTCATATCCTAAGGCTGACGCTTATATTAAAGCTAATAAATATGGTGTTCTTGCAGGGGATGATTGGTTTTTTACTGGTGGATGGTATTCAGAAAATGGCACATCATATGTTGAGCTAAAAAATGCAACTATGGTAGATGTTGAAGAACCAATACCTTCAAATAAAGATGCACCAAGAATAGTTAAAGAATTTATTGAGAGAAAAGAAAAAGAAGGAAAAATACTAATGTATAAAGATAAGTATGAATTTACCGGCGAATGGTTTTCTCAAAATGGAAAATCGTTTGCTATGATACGAAAATCCAATATTGATAGAACAATCAACTTATTTAAATATTTAAAAACTATTTCAAAAAAAGACTTAAATATTATTATTACTGATCCTATTAGTGTTTTTAGAAGCGAATTAAAAACAGATTTACTGTTAACTACATCTAGTTCAGAACCGGCAAAAGCAATATCTGAGTTAATTGATAATTATAAAAAATATGTAGAAGAAAAAAGTAATGATTTAAAACAAAAGTCAAATTCAACAATACAACCTAAATTACCATTAGAAATTGATGTATCTGAATTAAATTCATCATTATATGTGATGTTATATAAATATTTTTATCATATTCAATATCAATGTCATTCACAGATTATTAAATTAATAATTGATAATATTTCTATTGATTATTTAAATAAACTACAAAAAATGTTTATTGAAGAATTAGGAGAAAAATATATTCCATTTAAATATCAATATTATGATGAAAATACTTCAATATTTTCTGAAATTTTTAATCCAACTGATACTGAAAAAGATCCAATAATTGATAAAACATGTTATTTTGAAATGTATAAACTATTTTATAAGTCTTTTATAAAAAATAATTTTACAAGTATGTCAGATATATTTAATAAAAGTTTACTAATATTTTGTAAAAATATGGTAAATGAAATTGCAAATATAATTAAATTTAATTATGAAAATGATCTAAATAAATTAGATGATATAGTAAATCTTTCAGATTTAGAATTTAATAAATTTTCAAATCTTAAGAGATTTAAAGATGAATTATCAACACAATCAACACAATCAACACAATCAACACAATCAACACAATCAACACAATCAACACAATCAACACAATCAACACAATCAACACAATCAACAGAAATATTTAAGCATAATTTTAATGATTTAAAAAATATGATAGACAAAAATCTTACACAAAAAATTGAACCAAATAATGAATTTTATGTAGAAAAAGTTGATATTTATAAATGTCTAGTATATATAAACAATTATAATAAACAATTATATCCAATTACAAACAATTATTCTTATAATATTAGTGATATAATAAATTCATCTTCATCTAATAATTTATCATTTGGATTTGCATATTTTAAAAATAAAAAAATTATAGATTACAAGGATTATACTATTTATGATTCATCGATTTTAGTTAATTCACTACAACAATTATTAGAAAAAATATTTCAAGAAAAATCAATAATAAATAATCCATATATCGGATACACAAAATTAAAATATACTAATTATTTAATAAAAAATATTACATTTTTTTTAATTTGTCCATCTATTATTACAAACTTAAATGTTAATAAAACTACAATTAACATTTCCGATGAAATCGGTGTTTTTTATTTATCTTATGATCCATATTATTTAAATTAATTTTATTTATTTTAAGATAACTGAATCTAGTTATTATTCTGGTTCAGGTTCTGAATCATATTCAGAATCTGATACTGATTTTAAATCTGATACTGATACTGATTCTGATTTTAAATCTGATTCTGATACTGATTCTGATTTTAAATCTGATTCTGATACTGATTCTGATTCTGATTTTAAAACTGAATCTGAATTTGTTGGATTAATTTGATTAGTTGGATTAATTGGATCCATAATTTTTTTTTCCAGATAAGTTAATAAATCATTAATACTATCATAATGTTCTAATTTATAACGAAGTTGTGCATGAGAAATTTTTCTATCAAGTAATCGTATACGTTGAAAAATTTCTGGTTCGATATGTTCGATTTGATAATATTGTTTAATAATATTTTGAATATCATCTATTGATGCATAATTAAATTCTACAAGACTTAGTCGACCATCTCTATATAGTGCCGGATCGATATTATTTTTATTATTAGTTGTTCCGATAATAATAAGTCCAGCATAATTTCCAATACCGTCAAATCTACTAAGTAGGGTATCCAAACTTAATTTATCTTTGTTAAGATCAGAAATTTCATTTTCTTCATAAATTAGATTTCGAATGAATTTATTATTTTTTTCATCAGATTGATTTATAAGATCATCATTATCATTTGTATCAGCATTTGTATCAGCATTTTTATCAGCATTTGTATCAGCATTTTTATCTTTATTTTTTCTATTTAATTTAGTACCTATGTCTAATTCATCAAATAAAAGGATAATATTATGTGGAGAAAATTTTATATTATTAATTTGTGATATTGTTAGAATTGCTTCTAATTCATTATTAGTTCTAACTCTACTAAGAGGAACTTCAATAATATGTCTCTTGTCAAAATTGGACATTCCCATAACGGTAGCTGTTTTTCCTGTACCTGGTTTTCCATAAAATAGGTATCCTTTTTTTCTTTTGAGACCAGTTCTCTTATAATATTCAGTATCATGTAAACGATTAATATCTCTAATTAACATTTCTTTGTTATCATGATGAATATTATCAAATGTCTCATAATTTTTATTATCTGGATTAGAAAAATCAGAAATAATTTTTGTACTAAAGACTAATTTACTAGCATTTTTTCCTTGATAGATAAAGTGATATGTTTTATCTTTTGATTTAGAAGTTGTGTATTTTTCATATTCTAAAATACATTTTGAAATAAAATTTTGTACATATGCTGAATCATGATTATATGATTTTAGTATCATTGATACCTTCCAATTTAATATTGATTTTTTTTCTATTGATGAACTTTCTGTACGAATATCTTCTGTATATACACTAATATAAATATCATCATCTACTAAAATATTAAAAGTTTCTCCAAGAATAAAATTAGGCGTATTATCTGTTGTTAAACCATCTTTCATTTCATCAGAATAATAAATTCCATTTCGTTTTGAATTAAAATATCTAAAATTTTTTGATTTATTATTTGCATAAATATAATAATTAATTGCAGTCATATTATATGGATATTCAAATGTATATAAACCATTATTTAAAAATTCCCATCCTACTATTTCAAAATTTGTATATTTTGGTTTAATTTTATTGATTAAATAATTAACACCTTTGGGTATAATATTTGTAACTTTGTCTCTAACAAAATTAAATAATCCCATTATTAAAATTAGTGTGAGAATTTCATATGTGAAAATTCCCTGTCCAAGATCAATCTTGGATATATAACTCATTAATAACATATTGCTTATATCAAACATTTTTATCTTATAATTTATACTACAATTGATAACATTATATAAATATAATTTTATCAAATTTTTTTAATATCATTTTTTTAAGGAAATTATAATTATTTTCTTAACACCAATTCTATTTTTGTTATATTTGCTATATTTGCTATATTTGCTTTATAATGCCTTTTTGTTTAATATTTTGTTTAATATTTTGTTTGTCATTTTGTTTGTCATTTTGTTTGTTTTTTTGCATCTGCCCATTTTTGTAAGTTTATATTAGCACTTTCTATTGTTGATGGTTGTATATTATCTAAAACTGCAACTTTAAAGAAATCTATAAAACTCCATTTATCACCTAATTCTTGTTTGTATTTAAGTTCAGCACCTTTTAAAAACATAGTTGGCGGACAATAATTTGAATTTTGCATTATAAGTCCATTTAATGCACGTTTCATAATTGAAATAGTAGGTGTACCAATATTATCATACCATAAGTCAAGTGCTTCTCCCCATGTTATATCATATTGCGAAAAATTAAGTGCAATATCACTAGACATACGAATACCTATTCTTGATGCACTCTGAATAGCACCTAGAGCAATAAAATAATCAATTTCAGAAGATAAAACAACACTTGGATTATTAGTTCCATCAACTGTTCCTATAATTTTATTATAAGCACCTAATGCAATAGAATTTAGTTCGATAATATTAGTAAACCCTTCCATATGAGGACCTAAGTCCTGAAATTTTCTTATAATAGATAATTTATTTTTTGCAATTAGTTCATTTTTTATTGTTTCTTGTATAGGTAGCACAATCGAATGTCCTGATAGCCATTCATGTATAACTCCTACACCTACTAATGCACCATTAGAATAAGTTATAACTCTAGTTTGCATATGTTCAACTATTCCATTATATGTTTTTCCATTATAATTAATTACTGCTAATCCGGCACTACCATAACCATTAAATAATCCAGTAGCTGCAATATATTTTGCATTTTTATAATAATTAACTTCAGTTTCATTTAAAAATTGTGGATTTAATATATTATGTACGTAATGTTTATATTTGAATACATTATAATTTTGCCACATTCTACCTACATAATAACCTGCTGTTTCATAATATGATTTATTTGTTGCATCAATAACATTTGCTAAAAATGATTCTCTAGTTGGTCTTAACATATTGCCAAATTTATTTATAGGACTTAATTCTTCTTCAAATATTAATTTTGGTGCATCATTTGTCCATGAATTTGATGGTATAGTTATAATATTAGCTATACCTGTTGAAGTATAATGATCGCTATAAACAAATTGAAATGGTAATTCTGGAGTCCATACTGGATAATATATTTTATCTGATTGAATTTGTGTGATATTACTAATTGTTCGAATGGCAAATGATGGATCTCTATTATAATTGTGCCAATTTTCAGCAGTATATTCATAGAGCTCATGACCATCACTAAAATATTGTGCACTTAAAAAACCACTTCTACCATATATATCTAGTTCAGATTTTAATAATGTATTTTGACTAGATATATATACTAATAATTCATTATTTGTCTTAGAAGAATCTCCAAATATTGGATGTTTATCTATTAATAATGGATCAGCTTTGATTTTTCTAATAAAGAAATCCATAATATCATTTATATAATTTACTAGTCCCTATTCCCAAATCATATAGTTTTTCACAAACAGGTCTATTTGTTGTATCCTGTTTGAAGTCAAAATTTTTAAATATTTTATCAATATTAACTTTATCTGAATCAGATAAATTTAATGATTCTGGATTACTTTTTTTAATAACAGTCCAGACAGGATCATTATTATAATAAGTCGTTTGACTTAATAATCCAGTATTACATAATGAATTAGCTATTATTTTCTT